ATGTAATGCATTGCCGTAATATATGATTGTACGTCACATATCATAATTTCAACATTTGTTCCTACACTATTATCCACTTTACCAATACCACCGGAACGAGCATTTCGAGTATAATCTACAGCTGAGAAATAATGAAGTCTGACATCCGCTGCGGATTCACATCCAAACGCAAACGCTACTTTCTTTTCCATAGAAATAGCAGATTTAGCCAACGCTAATCCAATATGACGTGCAACACATACAAATATGATTCGATATTCTTCAGAAAGTCCAATCGGCGTTAGTGTCTTTCCAGTACCAGTTGGTGCAGTATACAAAATCAATTTAGGTGTAAAATTGTTGTCACTTGAATCTTCGTCGTCGCATGTAGATTTGTTGTCATTTGAATCTTCGATTTCAATTGGAGGAGTACATATTTCATATATTTGCATTTGATGTGTGAATAGCGTTTTATCTTCATACTTCAAGAGATATAGATTTTTTTCAATAAACTCATATGCGTTTGTGATGATTTCACTGGTTCTTGTAAAAGAGTTCACGTAGGTGATGATCTGATTAATTATATCCATAAAATGCGAGTTTAATCCAGTAATAGTCGCTTTTTTTAATTGCAAAATAGTATAGAGATATAATGAATATGTTTGTTTTTGTTTGTATACAAGTTTTAATAGATTAGTAGTCAATTCAAGCAAGACATATTCAAATATAGCAGGTTTATTTTCATTTATTTTTGATTCCAAATTTTGAATACGAAGTTTATCAATACTTTTCAAAGATTTTAACTTACCTCCTGGACCAGGAAATACGATACTAGTTAGTTCCTGACTATTTTTGCCGTACATCGCAATGATTTTTTTTAATTCCGTTTCAAAATATTTTTGAAATAACAATAGTTCGGTACTTTCATTTTGTTCTATTTTTATGAATGAAAACAGGGATAAATGGTCGTTTGTGTGAATATTCCTATCATGATAACCATTTTTTAACATCTGTAACACCTTTTTTTCTTCAGGGGAAACAGGCTGTTCGATAGATTCCCATTCTGACTTGAGTAATTTACGCTGAGATAGATCCATTTTGATTGGTACCTTATTAATTTGATTATAATACGTACATAGTAATTAAATCAATTTTCTGGAAAAAATATAGAAATTACGGTGCATCTAACATAGAAATAAATGTTTAATGGGTTTTTCCAAAAAACATATAAAAAAGTTTCATTTGAAGATATACAGCATGTAATATCAAGACCTAAAGATTGTATACTGATTAATACGCTCCCGTCTAATATGCAACAATGTTTGATAAAAAATACTATTTCGGATCATTCTGAAGAACAAATTATAAATGAATATTTGAATAGATATGATTTTTCCCCCAAATTTATAATATACGGAAAAAATGCGAATGACGATACTATCGAAAAAAAAGCAAAACAATTATCTGGATTGGGATTTTCTGATGTATACTTGTATGTGGGTGGAATGTTTGAATGGTTATTATTAAAAGATGTTTATGGAGATGATGAATTTCCTACCACAAGTAAATATCTGGATATACTTTTTTATAAACCAGTATCAATATTGTAAAAATTGAACGAATTTATTATGACATGATGTAATAATAAATTTGAAAGAATAGAATGTATTGGATAAATACGAAGAATAGGATGAATAGGATGAATCGACTTCCACAAGTATTAGTAGATTATATTTGGACGTTTGATAATCGTTATAGACTAGAATACAACGAATGTATTTATCAGCTAAATAATTACTTTTTCAAAAATAGATTACAAGTACGTTTACAACATGATATGTGTTTATTTAACCTTCCTATACTACAAACATTTGGTGTATATTACTATCAATATATATTATCACGTTTAAAAATGTACGGTGATTGTATTCCTAACGAAAATTTACAGCATTTACGTATTACAAATAATAAACTTATGGGGATTCCTTAGGTTCGGCAACATCCGGTAATTCAGTAACTCTATTTTCTTCTTTTACCTTATCTGGGTCAGCATAATTATATTGGACTTTGTCTTTCAAATAAGCAGAATAGAAGATGTTCGTTTCCGTATTTGCTAATCCATAAACATCGATTAGTTTACCCAATAAAAATAATAAGTTGGTGATAAACACAGTGGTGGTTTTACTATCATAGAAGTTCTCATATATGGTTAGTCCACTGTAAACAGAGTTACCAATATAGAAAAGTGCAGCAATATAACAAGCCTTTTGATAGGAACCATCTAAATTTAATACGACCTTTCTTTTATCTTCAGGTAAAAGCAGTAACGCCTCTCCAACCGCATCATTATCACATGGAAATTCTTTATTCACTTCTAGATAAGAAATCATTTTATTCTCACGGCGAAGTTCAATAACATACATTAAAAAGAATGCTAAGAATGTCATGATATTTACAGAAATATTTCCAATATAGTTAGGGTCAGTTTTCGTGATTATCTGAGTCATACTGCATAAATCGTTACCGCATTTTTGAGGAACGAATAACAATAGTAATGTACCCATCAATACACGATACATTTCAAGAGTAAACGTGATATATGAACTGGTTTTTTGCTGAAAATCTTGTCCGCTGACAGTTTCTTTTATGTCTTTTAAATCATCTATAAAAGATGTTCTTTTACTAGATTTAGTGGTGATTTCGTCGATTTTTACGTCATTGGGTTCATTTGTAGGAATTGGCTCCATTTCTGTATATACTCACTACATATTTTTTTTGTATTTGAAAAATTGATTTTTATCATAGATACGTTAGTATGGTAAAATAATAACCAGATTATTTATAATCACTCATCCAAAATGTGCCAACCTGTGATTATTTCTATTGAGGGAAATATTGGAGCCGGTAAAACAACTATCGTTCAAGAATTACACAAAGAATTTAATGGTGCCAAAAATATCATATTTGTGAAAGAACCGGTAGATATTTGGGAAACAATTACAGATAATGACGGACAAACGATATTACAAAAATTTTATGCTGAACCTTCTAAATATGCGTTCCAATTTCAGGTCATGGCGTTAACTACGCGATTGTCATTAATTCGCGAAACTATTAAAAATAATCCAGATTGTGAGATTTTAATATGTGAACGTTCAGTAGATGCTGACAAGGAAATCTTTGCTAAAATGTTACATGATGATGGGTTAATAACTGATTTAGATTATAAAATATATAGTTTGATGTCAACAGAACATGCTAAAGATTTTACGGTGGCCGGACATATTTATATTAATGCAGATGCTAATGTATGCTTCAATCGTATTCATAAACGTTCCAGAAATGGAGAAGGTGGTATTGAATTAAGTTATCTTGAAAAATGTAAAAAATATCATGATGAATGGTTAAATAAATATGAGGGTTGGAATTATAATAATAACACAATTTCAACCAAAGTATTAAATCTTTTAACAAACCAAGATGCGTCATATGATAAGACAAACATGAATGACCCTGGAATACAATGGATATCGCAAATAAAAGATTTTATTCAAAATATTACACAACTACACAATTAACCACTAATTGAATTTTACTATAATCTTCACATTCTCCTTTTTTATTGTTTTACATGCTGAAATGGATAATTCTTCACGACGTTTTCTTGTTTTTGAATTTGATATCGGCATTGTTGTATTTTCGATTTTATCTGTCGTTTTGTTATCTATGGTAGCACGTTTTTTTGTAGTTATATTACGTTTATTCATATCATTTTCAATCGATTCATAATTCGATTTGATGTAATCTATAATTTTATTCTCAATCGCCCACTTGAAAAAATTCAATTGTCCGATCGTAGTTTCCATCACTTGATTTTCATCATAAGGGATTGATATTCTATCCCATCTACAGAATGGGTCAAATCTTTTTTTCGAATATGCTTTTAATTTAAGTTTATAATCATTATATACTTTAAATCTAGTTGCTACTTCATTTCCCCCAATTGATTGTGTATACTCATAAACAGTATAGTATTTTTTAGCAAAATTTGTTACAAACCAATCTACAATTCGAAGGGATATTTCAGATTCACCATTGATGATTTTCATCATATTTTCCAAATTTCCATTATGATTGTAAAAATCCATCAAATTGCTCAATAATAGATTATTTTGTGTATTTAATGCGGTAGAACGATACATATTTAGTACTTTACTTATAGTGTATTTTTGTGTTTATACGATTTACATATTAATATATTTTTCATACGTTTTTAGATTCACGACTGTAATCTACAAAATTACTGCTCTCTATATCAGAATCTTCATAGTTGTCATCATCATTGTTATTTACCAGGTTATCTGTTTCATCATAATCATCATCATCGTCAATTCCATCAAATATTACACGCCTAAAAGCAATAAATAAAGTGGTGAAAATATTCATATATTATGCAACTTCATAATATATGATACAAATATACGCATTTACCTAATTATTCACAATCTATTAATTTATAATCTAAATCAAAGCAAGCCACTATACAGTCATCATCCACACATTTATCTAATAGTTTTGTGTTCTCTAAAAATAACGAGATTGTTGTATTGAAATATGTATCTTCGTCTATATTGTTCTGTTGATACATACATGAACCGTGTTTTTTCCATTCATGTTCCCATAATGTATTATCGCAATTATGCCAATAAGTATTCATGTCGGTTAACAATGCACCTGTCGGTTTAACATATGTTACATCTAGACAATTTTCAGGGTAAGCGGTACTATTTATTTGGGGCCATAACCCATGAATCATATATTCTGTACTACACCACTTTTGGACTGCTAGTTCATAATAATTATACACATTTATGGAATCTACCAAACTTATACCGGCTAATATTGTTATTATCTTAGAAATCATTTACATACTATTGAGAAAAAATAGTAAAACATAGTTTTAGTAATTGATTTGTGATATATCAGAAATCAATATTTAGTTCAAGATATATGCGTCTAACTCTGGTATTGTGTTTTCGTCATAATCAGTAAAGCAGTTTACATGTGTAATACATATAAAATCTTTCTTTTTTGGTTCAATATCTTTTGCATAATCATGAACACGTAGTGTATATGACATATGGACGTGATATTTGTTTATTTTACAAATAATAATATTCAAAAATAGACCACTATAACCTGTAATATAATATTCAATAGTTATCTTTTTTCTTTCATAAATCATATTCGCCATCACTTGTAATAATCGAAATTTGATATCTAAATATTGATTTTTCTTCTCAAAACGTGTTACATTCATACATTTTCTGGCTAATTGGTCTAATTCTTGCTCGGAAAAGGGTATATTGTAATCTTTTTGTTTATTTTTAAAATATATATATTTCAATAAATAATGACATACACAATCGGATAAACGGCGAATTGGTGATGTAAAATGACAATATTCGGGCATCCCAACCAAATCATGTGATTCTATGTTTGCCATATAGTCGGCACGGATACCATTCGTTATTATCTCCTTTAACAATTCTTCGCCAGATATTTCATTATATACAGTTTGTAACCATTCGCTCGCATTACACGTTCTAAAAATACCTGTATTTAAATTAATTTTTAAATATTCACCTACAAAAGAGTTCGCAAAAATAGCAAATTCAGCAATCATTTGTTTCATCAATCGCTCTTGTTTTGTATCTTCGTATAAATATACGTGATTATCTTCATATATAGGATATGCGGTGGAAACTTCATTTAGTTTGATTCCTTTTGTTTTTAACGAACGTCTTGTTTTTAATCTTTCGCTTATTTTTAATCCTATAGAAAACGCTTTTATGTCATTACATATAAGGGCAGCATCATTATAACTATAAGCATTTTCTTTTTTTACGAACACTCTTGTAAATAATAATTTGATTTCATGTATAGGTTCATATGTTGTTGAATTAATTTCACTTAATACGGTTATTGCATTTTTAGTAGTACCTTCTATTGTTCCTTGTAAGCTGGATAATTCCAATACCTTGTCCGGCATCATGTGAATTGGGGCACGATTTGATGGATATTTGGTTGTTGTTCTCGATACTATATCTTTCCATAAATTTGAACTTAAATCTATGTATTCAGTTGGGTCAGCAATATGGATTGCGAAATATAATCTATTGTTTTTAGTATATATTGAAAACGCATCATCCGCATCTTTACATCCAATTGGGTCTATACTATAGGTTTCATATGAGGTCATATCAACTCGTTCAGTTTTTTTAATAGAGTAGTCATGAGGTATCATTATATTATTTGTAAGTATTTCATCTTTCGCAACATCTCGTTTGTTTCCATATTTCGGTTCAACTATGTTGGTATAATTATCCTCATAAATTTGATTATTCATTGTGTGCTATCAATATAATTAGTTGTAGTGTTATTTAATTATATACTTTTTTTGATATAACACAAATATAGAAATATTTTGTTGGTTATACTTATACTATAATGTCTGTATTCTTACATAAAAATAGGAGCAGCTCAATATCCAGTAGCACTTCAAAATATTATGTAAAATGTGATGCTATTGATACTGCCAATAGAATAGAGATTGTGAAATTATTACAGAGACAAAAAGACGAGGATAGTAGAGTATTATTAGCTTATTTGGAACAGAATCATAGTAAAGTGAATATAATAGTAAAAATGGGAAGAGAGAATACTACAATAAGAAAAGAATATTCTATTTCAGAGCATTTACATAAAACGAACTGTTCTGGATTTATAAAGTTTATATGTATATTTGAATGTTATGATGATAATTCTTCTGACAAAATTTGTCAAGGAACTCCCGAACAAAATACCAAAAAAGATGTCCTTATTATGAAGTATTTTAATGAGGGGTCCGTCAAAAATCATTCTTGGACTAATACGAATTTCCATATTTTACGTAGCATACTCATACAAACGATTTATTCTCTAGTTGTAGCATATCATAAAACCGGATTTATACATAATGATTTACACTTAGACAATATACTTATAAAACGGACTACACGAACCCATAATAATTATCAAATTGATAAATTGAATATAGAAACGGAAACCAATAATCATACTTGTGTCATAATGGATTTTGAAAATTGTCTTTTTACAGATAAAAGTTCTCCTATCTTTTTTTGGAAAATGATAGAAAATATAATTATACGTGTTGGTATTGAGCTGACAAATAATAAAGGCGATAAAGTGGAAGTCTCAAACATATATGACATTTTAAGTTATATTTCAAACAATAAAAATAACGAATATTTACGTGTTCTCGATATTATTCCTATGATAGAGCGAATGGAATTTACTTTATTGTCTCTTCCGAAAATGATGGTCTATGATTCTAATATGTTTTGATAAAAGATATAAACGCTATTCTATATATAATATTGTAAAACAAAATAATGGATAAAGACCTTCGCATCAAAGAGCTCGAAGATAAGGTCGCTCAATTAGAAGCTGAGTTACAAGCTACTAAGGAGCATTTGAAACGATATACGGCTCCAGAAAGTAGGAAAGAGTATTATCAAAATAATAAGGAAGTTATCAAAGAACGTGTCAAGAAGCATCAAGAAGAAACTAACTATAAGGCTAATTATACACCTACCGCAGAACAAAAGAAAAAATGGGCTCGCACAGCATATCTTAAAAAGAAGGAAAAATTGGCTCAAGCTAAAAATGAGAATATTTAGGAATTATATAGTTATTTTATAAAAAACTATATAAAAGAATATACGTATATAATATAAAAAGTATTATGGGCGGACCATCACCAAAATGTCTTCATAATAGAAGACGATATAATTGTGTAGAATGCGGTGGTGCTGGTATATGTAGCCATAAAATGCGTAAATCACGATGTGTTGAATGTGGAGGAAATGAACTATGTAGTCACGGAAATAAAAAAGGTGATTGTATAGATTGTGGTGGTAGTCAAATTTGTCGACATGGTAAAAGACGAAGACGTTGTGTAGAATGTGATGGTGCGGCTATATGCGAACACAGACGGAATAAACAACATTGTATAGAATGTAAAGGTTCTTTGATTTGCGTTCATGATAAAATGAAAGCACGATGTAAAATATGTGACGGTAGTCAATTATGTAAATCTCCATTATGTGAGACACGAGGTATTAAAAAATATAATGGTTATTGTTTACCATGTTGTATTCATTTATGTCCTGATATAGATGTTTCACGAAATTTCAAAACTAAAGAAAACAATGTAGTAGACCATGTGAAAAACAAATTTCCAGGGTTTTCTTGGGTATGCGATAAAAGAGTAGTTGATGGGTGTTCTAACCGGCGACCTGATTTATTATTAGATATGGGGACTCATATTATAATTATTGAAGTTGATGAAAATAAACATGATACTTACGATTGTAGCTGTGAAAATAAACGATTAATGGAAATTTCTCAAGATGTAGGGCATCGTCCAATAGTGTTTATCCGTTTCAACCCTGATAATTATGTAGATAAAGAAGGCAAGAAAATAAGTTCTTGTTGGAAAGTAAACGGCTATGGTGTTATGCAAGTATCTAAGACTAAAATTGTAGAATGGGAAGAAAGAATTAAAGCGTTATTGACACAAATTCAATATTGGGTAGATAATACTACTGAAAAAACTGTTGAAATCATTGAGTTATTTTATTGATATGTCTAAGTTTGTATAATAAAAACATTATATTTTTTATTATATTTTATGGAGATTCAAAAACCGACAGGGTAATTGATTAACTATTTTACATTTTTTATTTATTTTTTGTGTTTTATAATTTTTATTTTGTTTTTGTGGGAAAACCCTTTTTATTAAAATACTTTGTAGGTCACGCATTAACTGACAATTTGATCAGTTACTGTACGCAACACCTGCCATCCCGGACATGACACGGAGAACGTTGTAGTTCACGGCATAGACACGGACCTTGGCAGTGTTGGCGGAACCGATGGCACCGGCAGAAAGGACGAGCTGAAGGACGGCATTGTCAATGCGGGAGAAGTTGCAGGAACCAGAGGGTTGGTGCTCCTCAGGGCGAAGACCGAAGGAGTACACGTTGATACCGGCATCAGGAGCACGGGTGTGGTGCTGGAAGGGTTGGACGGTATCGAAGTAGGAACCCTCACGCTCAGAGAAGCGGTCCTGGCCGTTAAGCTGAAGCTTAGCAGTCACGACAGGGTTCTCACCCCAGCAGTGCATGTCAAGGGCAGTCTCGGCAAGCACGAAGGCACCGGCCTCGGCGACGCTCAAGCCACCAGCCAGGTCAACAGCACCGAAGGCGGCGATGGAGTTAGGAAGGGAGTCAAGGGCATCAGTGTAGTTGAAAGGCTGGGCTCCGTGGACGGCGAACAGTTCGCTAGTGGAGACCAGAGAATCACAGTAGTCAACGTTGGCATCAGGCTGGACGACCCAGATCAACTCCTTGCAGGGGTGGTTGAAGTTGAGCTTGATCTTGTTGGAGGAAGAACCAACAGACTCGTCACCAGTGAATTGGACCTGCTCGATGAGGTACTCATGGGGGTTCTGTGCCATCTTTCTGCGCTCATCGGTATCAAGGAAGATATAATCAACGTAGAGAGAAGCAGCAACAAGGGATTGTTGGTAAGCAGCGGTGGCAGAAGCGGTACCAGAGACAGCGAACAGGCACTCACCAATGGGGCGGAAATCAATGTTGATCTTGACCTCGTGGTATTGAAGGGCAATCAAAGGAAGGGCAAGTCCGGGGTTGCGGCAAAACCAGAATTGAAGAGGCACGTAAAGGGTGGTCTCGGGAAGGGCGTTGCGGGGAGCACACACCTGGTTGGGTGCGGTGGTAGCGGCACAAGGACCAGCAATATCGGCGTAGCCAGCATCGGTCAAGTAAGTCAGCTGGGTGGTGTGGCCGACCATCTTGCGGTAACCAGCCTCCTGCTCCTTGGAAAGAGTCAGTTGGTTCCAGATGTGCATCCAGTCACCGTATTGGCGGTCGATGCGTTGACCTCCAATCTCAACCTCAACCTGAGCGACCAGTTGCTCACCAACATAGTCCAACCAACGAGCAGCACAGGCGTCGTTGGCACCCATGGTCTTGTTGATCTCAGGCAGAGTCACCTGAAGGTAGGTACGGTAAGCAAGATCACCGTTGCGGCTGATAGTGCAGGTCACACGGCGTCCGAAATCGGCCTGACCGGAGAAGGTCTGCTCGATGGACTCCATGGCGAAGTTGGTGTGGCGTCTGTAGGACACCTTCCAGAAAGTAATCTCGGGGGTTCCGGTAAGGAACACGTCTTGTGCGCCATAGGCGACTAATTGCATTAAACCTCCAGCCATTGTATGGAATTTATATACTTAATATAGAAAATAATTTCAGAAAAAACCGCATTAATCTATTTTTATTGTAATATTGCTAAAATAAAATAATGTATTTTATTAGCGTAATGAAGATAATTTGTTGTTTATAAATAATTTGTAAATTACAATTGTAACTTTTAAAATAGAATTGTAATTTAATAAAAATACCCTAAATATATTTGTATCTTTCATAATACAGACCGTTATACCTATATAACGTCATCATAATATACCAATTATTATGGCTTGCTTAATACAGTGTCAGTTGAACTATTTGTTAACAGAAATTGCTCTAAATAGTCTTCTTTGAAAATCTCTTGTCGATTCTCATGTTTTTTTGTAAAGATATAAGAATCCAATGATTTTTTAACAGTCCATCCATTATCTAAAGCATTCATTATGAATAACATCTTTTGAAAAATAGGTTTATCTATTTTTATATTTTGAGGTAATTCCAATAACGATGTTTCCAGTATTGTAGTATCCATTATACAGTTTATAAATACCTTATTATCTTACTATTTACGAATTTGTTGTAAATTATCTAATAGTATATTAGATGACTTTATTAGAACATAGTTTTACATGTAACAATCATAAACAACATGACACAGAAATACCATTATCTCCAGCACGATACAAATGTAAAAAATGTAAGAAAAAAACTGTAAATGGATATAGTAACCCGAATCATGTATGTAATCCATTTGGATATTTGTATTTAGCACCTCAATTATGCAAATCTTGTACTATAACTATGAAAACATGTATGTGGTGTATACCAACTAAAAAGAAAAATTGAATATTTGATATATTGTTTTACGTCAAATATTCACAGCAAAAATGATATACTATGTCATTGGATTATATGTATTGATTACATTATGGTATTCAACCCATTGTAAAAATTGTTATTTTTCAAAACCACCACTTTTAGTCGACCATACTACTAGACGTAGTAATAATATTACAAACTTAATTCCCGTTTATCAAGTACAAAACAGATCCGTTTATAGGTACTCTATTTAGTTATTCTTCTTTCTACGTATTGTATACCTTTGAATATTTAAGTTCGCATGAAAATAACATAAAGTATACCTACTAGATATACTAATAAAATGACTGGTGGAAATAACAAAAAACTACCGTCTCATAATAAAACCATACATACTATCGATGAAAAACATTCAGAATTATTAGAACATTACAATAAAATAGAGACAGAAACTATTCCAAAACTTCAGAGTGAGGTAGAAGAATTAAAAAAATATATTCACACATTAAATGATACTCAGATAGATGAATACATGACAACTAAGGATAGTATAACAGATATTCGAGCACAAATCAAAAAACTAAAATCTGAAAAGAAACGATATTTACTAGATAATTCATCTTTTGTGTTTGATTATTTCGAACAAAAACAACAAATTTCGTCAAGTACATGTAATGCTGACTCTAAAAACGCATTAAACTCTTTTTTTAAAATAAAACAAGACGAACACAAATCTGACGAAGTTACAAACAAATATACACATTCAAAAAAAAATATTCAACAATATTGGCGAAACGTTACTAATGAATTTACCAATACACAAGATTATTATATTGAATCTGATACATGTGAATCCTGTAATTTAGGTGAAATGATACCTCAAGACGAAGAAGGTATTCTTATATGTAATAATCCGAATTGTGGTAAATTCATAACATATATAGTTGATAATTCCAAACCAAATAATAAAGACCCTCCTAATGAAGTTTCATATACAGCATATATTCGTTTGAATCATTTCAAAGAAATTTTATCACAATTCCAAGCAAAAGAGACTACGCAAATACCAGATGAGGTTATTGATGCTATCAAAGCACGGATTAAGAAAGAACGTATTACTGATATGTCTTTGCTTAATTATGACAAAATGCGGGAACTATTACGTAAATTAGGGTTTAACAAATATTTCGAACACATCCAATATATTAATTCGTTGTTCGGGATAAAACCACCCGTTATGAATGAGGAATTACATGAAACTTTATGTGTATTGTTTATTGAAATACAAAAACCTTGGGCCGTCCATTGTCCTGCTAATCGAACCAATTTTTTCAACTACACATACACATTATATCAATTATGCGTATTATTAGACCAAACACAATACTTACCATACATACCTATGATGAAAGACCGTGAGAAACAATTAGAACAAGATATGATATGGAAAAAAGTATGTCAAGATTTAGACTGGGAATTCTTTCCATCTGTATAGTATTTGTAGTAAAATTGTATTAGAGACTATTTCATTGAATGATATAACCATGAAATATTCTTATCCGTTACATTTAGATATTAAGTATTCGAATGATAAAGAATATCGTCAATGTATCCGTCAAGTTTTTCTAATGGACGCACACCTTTTTCCCGACACAAGTAACTTAGATTTAGATGATGTCACACAAGATGAAATGATGTATGATAGTCAATCTGCTAACAAGATGATGGATTTTGTTTACAAACATACAAATGCGAAGAATGAATTTATTAATTTATATACTCAAGCAGCCTCATTCATGTTTTCTACAGATATGAATATTGGACTTACTATTTTATTTGGTTATGATTATTTAGACTTATTCCATCCAGTGTTAAGGTTATTCTTTGATAATCCATCAGATACAAATCTTACACAATCTATAGAATATATTCAGTTATATGATAAATTATACAAAAAATAAGGTCTTTACTTGTATATAATATATATATTAGTATATACAAGAAATGGCATCTACACGTAGTAAAAACAATGAAGCTGATTATAATTTAGAACAAAAATCGAATACTGGATTATGTAATTATCTCACATCTCAACAAAATAATTATGGTAATCCAGTAACTACTCATTTTGCGGGTGATGGATTATTACAAGGCCGTATTGCTCCTAACCAATTAGCAAGTAATCCTTGGGATATTGAATCTCAATTATTTGGTATTGGTACGAGTAATATGGTAATTAAAAAACCGAATGTTTCACCTGGTATTCATAATATACAATCTCTTAATATTATTAACCGTCTACCAGTATTGTTACCTGAACCGTTAATTGTTGAGAAAGGACAACGCCCTACTATTTTGAAGTAAAATAACTTTTTTTTGTTCTTCTATGGGATGATACATTGTTTTTGAAAGTTGTATTATAACTGTGGTGTTTTTGTTTTTTATTTTTCACCTCTTCTTTTGATATGGTAAGCATATTTACTATATCTGAAATCGTGTCTTCTTTTTTAGTAGGCGATACTATGTTATGTATTTGTTCCATAAAATCTTTTTCTATTGCTGGCGTTTCTACTTTTTCAGGTAATTCATTGCATTCTGATATTGATATTTTTATATATTCGGGTAGTGGTTCAGTTTCACCATTTTCATGTATTTTTATAGGTATTTGTATGTGTGCCATTACATATTGATTTGACATTTGTTCGGTAGATAAATAATATATGGTAT